AGACACAGCTCCGCTTGGTTTTACCCAAGTCGGGCCGCCATTCCTCTCAGAATGGTGTTCCCCCTTATCCACAAACTTCGGGTGGAGAGGCTTTCCCAGATGTAAACGCTTACCCCGAGAGGGCACTTAGGCGATCTGGAAATACCAAAATCCGGTAGAGAGTCTTGACGGTTTCTTCATCTGAAGTTACCGGCACAGATCCTGATACCTCAGCGAGGCTCCTTGGAGTCGGCTTTAGTAGGTATCTCTTCGTCATAACGTACTTGTTACGTTGGAGAGACACGCCACTTGTGTCGAGCCCGGTCTAGGTCATTTCTAACGCAGTGTTTGGTTTAGCACTAGTTAAATAGGGAGATTCTACAGGGGCACGTTATGATCAAGATAGCTAGGATCATTGACTTCTATTACCACTAGATACTACTCTCATAGAAGTATGAAGCACTTCAAAACTACCCTGCTGTGGGTAGCTCGTCTGTGGTTTCATACTCTTGACGGCAGTAAAGTCCAGTCTTATACTTCCTCCTGGCTTGCGCTAGTTGGAAAGTATATTCGGACTAAAGGACTTGCCTGGACTATTCGAAGAATTAAACTCCTTCGTTTAATCGTGACCCGATACTTATCAGGTTCTCCACTATTCGTAGTGAAGGAACTGGTTGGTATCAAGGATGGATTTCCTAAATGTATCTGGTTCCTTAAGGAACTAGTTGATTCAGGTGATCCAGCAAGTCTCCGGTTGGTAATATCCCTCTTGGTTATTTCTCGAGCCATGGTGTGCGAGGCAAAACCTGATTATTCCAGCATTACTGCTGACTTCTCAGGTACCCGATTAACAATCGATCCAGACTTCGTTGCGAAGTTTGTCTTTGATTTTAATCTGGTCTTGTATCGCCACGTATGGACCCGTGAAATGTTCTTCTTTTCAATGAAGGGCGGTCCCCTTGGACACCCTGTTCTCACGGCAATTCATTGCCTTGCGTTATTTGAAGGCCCTGACTGGGCCTGCATATTACACATGGTTGGATTACCTGGAGCTCAGTGGTTCAAGGATATGCTCTTGAAGTACCGTAAGTTACTTGATTGGTCTATAATCGACAAGAAAGTGGAAGCACTTTCTAAGTTGGGTTATAAACTTGATCAATTACCTTTACGGCGACTTTCCATTGTACAAGATCCAGAACTTAAGGCACGGATTGTAGGGATTGTTGATTGGATTACTCAGGTTCTTTTAGAACCTTTGTCAGCCCAATTATTCAATCTCCTTCGATCCATTCCTCAAGATCGGACCTTTACTCAGGATCCTCATATTCGGAAGGTAGAAGGGTCAAAGTTTCATAGCCTTGATCTTTCGAATGCAACTGATAGATTTCCTCTAACTGTGCAAAAGCAACTCTTAGTAGAAATGCTAGGTGGAGCCTATGCAGAGGCATGGGGAAGTCTGTTGACTCGTAAGGGTTTTGCTACTCCAGAAGGCGACACTATCTTTTATAAGGTAGGTCAACCTATGGGTGCTCGATCCTCGTGGGCAATGTTTACACTTTCTCATCACATGGTAGTCCAGTATGCAGCTTTCTTGGTCGGGGTTTACCCCTTCCGAGATTACATTCTTCTAGGTGATGACATCGTTATTACTAACGACGCTGTCGCAGAGAGGTATGTAGAGCTGATGACTGAACTAGGTGTTGGAATCTCTCCTATGAAATCTCACACGTCAGAAACGACGTAT